TCAGCATTTAAAGGAGCCAAAATGTCTTTTTGTACTTCTTCAAAAATAAAATCTTTTTGTACTTGTTCTTTAACAGAACTTCGCAACCTATTGACTAGAGTTTCTCTAGTGTCTATTCCAGAAGGTTTAAAATCTTTCTCTACTGTTTGAAGTATTTTTGTTAAAGACTCTAAACTATCTGCTTCGTTTAAATTAAATTGTTCTAAACGTTGTTCTGTTTCAATGTCTACTTGTTCGTTAAACTCTTCTTCATTGTAAGCAGTTGGTTCTATTGGCTTTGGCTGGATAATTTTAGTTACTCCACCTACACCAAATTGTACGCCTCCTGCTGTGCCACCACCAAGTAGTCCCGCACCAAAAGCTTGTTTAGCTACTTGACCAGGAGCTCCTATGCCTTCTTCTGTGCCTGCTCCAGACGCTACTTCTTGTATAATTTCTTGTACGGCCTCTGTGCTAAGTTCCCCAGCTGCAGCTCTTGTTGTAGATTTAATAAGTTCTCTGTTTAATACACCAACGTTTTTTACACCGATAGCATTTAAAGCACCAGATAATCCTGCTCCACCTGCTGCAGCTGTCCAATCTGCCCATGTCGGTTCTTGTCCTTCTCTTCCGTCTCTACGTAGTCGTTCTTGAACAATGGGTCCTAGTTGTTGTATACCTTCAAATAAAGCTGGACCTGCAAGAGCTCCTGCCGCTGCACCACCTGGTCCTGCAACCATAGCACCAATACCCGCTCCGCCTATTCTTGTGGCTATAGATCCTACTAGCTGGCCAGCTTGTTCTACTAATGCAAGACCAAAATTGTTCCATTCATAACCATCGCCTTGTGTATTTATAAATTTAGCCGTGGAAGATTCATAGTTTTCAGGCTCTTCGGTTATTTCTTTTAACCATGAGCCAACGTCAGTTGCCCCTAATGTTTCTAAGGTAATACCTATGTTTTCTAAAGGTTGATCTACAGCGTATTGAAAAGCTTCCGCTATAGTATTTTTGTTTTCTGCTTCTTGAGTTCTTGGCGTTTTCTTAGAAGAAGTGTTTAAAGATCCTAATAATCGTCTTTTGCGTCTTTCTTCAAAAGTTTCTTGCTCTGGCATAACATTTTATCCTAAGACTTCTAGCTGCCATGCTCTTGCTATAGCAGCAAGACTTTCTCCATCTATCGGTGTCCCCGCTGCTTCTAAATCTTTTACTGAGTCTCGAAAGTAAGTTAACCAATCTATTTCTATTCCTTGATCATTGAGAACTGTCTGTCTATAAATAGGCCCAGCTGATTTTGGAGGAAGTTGTCCGTCTAAAGCTAATTGACTTACAGCCACGCCTGCAGGGTTGTCAAACTCTTTAGCTGCAGCTTTTACATATCCATCATACGTATCTTCAAGAACTTTGTCCTGACCTAAAATTATAGCCGAAGTAACAGCAGCTGGAGACGAGTAAGTTCCTGTTCCGCTAACAGATCTTTCAGAAGCTATTTCGTCCGCAAGTATTTTATCCATAGCTGCAGCTTTGCCTCTACGTTCAGCTAAGGCTTGTCCAATGTATCCACCCAAACCACCTTCTTTAGTTTTGTAGGCTGTTCCTGCTGATGTTCCTAATTCATCTACTAAAGCTCTTCTTTCTTTATACAAATCGTCTAGCCTGCCAGTTCCTTCTTGCATACCTCTGGATTTCTTTAACATCTCTTCATTAAATAAAGTTTTTCTTCCTACTGAATCTAACTGTAACCAACCTTGTATTGGATACGCTATACCTAAATCGTTTAATTCTTTTTGAGTGCTTATAGCATCTAAGTCTAGATCTAAATTAACAGGAGGAGCTACTCCCCCTTCTTGCATACCAGGAGCTCTTGCAAATGTCATAAGTTGTTCTACAAAATCTGGAGTCATAAGTTTATCATCAGGATCATTCATTTCTACGCCATGCTTTTCTTTCAACATCTTTAATTCATTAGCGTAGGTCATATTCATGTTCATTAAATAATCACGTAACTCAGGCGTTTGTCCTTGAGACATATAAGTCATAATCTCTTGTTTAAACTTGTCTTTTAAATTAAGAACATCTTGTTTGTATTCGTCAGGTCCTTGGTCCTCCGTTACTTCTTCTCTGACCTCTACCTTCTCGTCCATCATAGGCATTGGCATATCAGGGACATCTGGTTTAGTAATACTGGCCAGACTGTTAAGTGCATCGTTAACTTCAGCATCGCCTTCTTCGAATAACTGTGGTTGAGGGACGACACCGCCTACTTGCATTTTGGGATAAGAAGGCTGCAACATTTTTTGTTCTCTATCTAAATACTCTAAAGCATCTCTTTTAGTCGGAGGACCTGATGGAAAAAAATCTATTCCTTTATCTTTAGGATAACTATCTTTTTGTGCTTGTCTCATTTTTTGAATAGCAAAAACTTTTTTTAAAGCTTCAGCGGCTTTAAAAGTAAGACTTCCTTGAGATAATCTATTTTCAATAATAGATTCAAACGGTGTTTGCGTTTCTAACATAGTTTTAATTATGTCGTTATACATAGTATTTAAAATCTTTGTTTCTTCAGTTAACGTGTCTCCTTTTGGGCTAGGGTCTACATTTTCATTTTCTGGTATAAATAAACCGCCTGTTTCCATACCAGGGTAAGGCACAGAGCCTCCAGCCATCATGGGTACAGGATCAAGTCCAGACATAATACCTTGCTCTCTATTAGAGAACATTTTTCTTTTCTTCCATTGTTCGTGCATTACGCTAATCCTAATAGTTTTAAAATATTAAAAGCATTATCGTCGCTTGCTTCTGCTCCAAATCTAGTAGTTGATCTAGTAGTAGGTAACATTCCTAACATGCCCTGTAAAGCAGTTAAACGTTCTCTAGGTTCTAAGGCTAATCTATTAGCCGCATCAAACTGAGCTCCGTACATTTGATTTTGTATGCCTCTACCTGTATTGCCTAGTCCTTCAAAAGCATTTATCTGTCTTAATAAATTACTTTGACCAGTCGTTCCTAGACCAGCAAAGTTAGTTCCTAGACCTGCAATACCTGTTCCTAAGTTACGGTATTGCCCAGCTACGTTAGAAAGTCCTGAACCAAACTGGCCAAGTTGTCCGCCTAAAGTTCCTAGTCCTGAACCAAATGTTCCAAGTTGGCCTCCTAGTCGTCCTAGTCCTTGACCTGCTGTCATTGCAGCACTTCTTGCGCCTTCAAAACCTTTTCTTCTAATATCTCCAACAGCTTCCGCAGCACCTCTTCCAAACGCTCTTTGCCTTTCTTGTTCCATCAGTCTGCCACGAGAGCCACCAAACGCTCCTCTGTCTACAGCTTGAGATCTGTTAGCGATGCCTTGTTTTGCACTTTGTTCTTGTAAGTCTGATAGTGTCTGCTGGACAACATCTTGTTCGTAAGGATTGTAAAAAACACTAGCCGCTCCTGGTCTAAAATAATCAGAAGCTTGTCCAGTTAACTGTGTGCCTAATCCGTATAGTCCTGTGCCTTGTCCTACTAATCCTGTGCCTTGACCATACAGGTCTTGTGCTCCAGCCAAAGCTCCTTGTCCTTGACGCGCAACGCCTAGACCTTCTTGCATCATTTGTCCGCCTTGTTGTATGTATGGGGTAAACCCACCAAGGCCACCAGCTAACGTTCTAGCTTGCATTTCATACGGATCTAATCCTGCGTATTGTTGTACAGCTACAGGTGTTGGTGTTTTAGCTAAACCGAATGCGGATTCCAAGAACCCACGACGCATAGCATCAGCATAAGGTTGTTCAAAACTTGTAGTTGTACTTGGGTTTGCGTAGCTTGCCATTAGTTCATCCTCTCTGCGTCTTTCATTAATTTATACAAGTTTTTAGCACCAATATTATCAGTAGCTTTTCTTGTCATAACAAACTCACCTGGTTCTAGTCTTGCTAATGTTATGTCTCCAGGACCATCACTTAATCCACCTTGTTGCATTTTAGGTGGGGGAGCATTAGCGTAACCTACACCTGGCATTAATGCAGGTTGTATATTAAAAGTTCTGTAGTCAGGCATAGTACCTAGTCCTTGTCCACTACCTGCTGCAAAACCTTGTGTTCCTACTGGAATTACGTCAGACGGGCTATCGTCTCTTTTAGTTAAATAATTTGCTAAAAGTAGTTTAAGTAAAGGACTGTTTAAAAGTCCGCCACCTTCATCGCCTCCGCCAACAACTTGACTTAAAAGACCTGCTAGTCCACCGCTTGTGTTTCCGCCTCCTTCTTTCTTAGAAGCTTTACCTAAAAGTATTTGTTCTAAAAGACCTTGCTCATCACCACTCCCTAAAAAAGTTTCTTTTAAATATGTTCCTATACCTAATCCAAATATACCTGTGTTTTCGTTTAAGTATTCTTGCATTGCATCTGAGTCTACTCCTTGAGGAATTACAGTAGTAGTAGCAGTACCGTCATAAAGTTTGTCTCCAAAACTAGGGTCTATTTCTAAAAGATTTCCAAAAAGACTATCTGAATCATACCCTATAGGATTTATAGTGTTGTAAACAGAATCTGGATCATCTTGCAAAGCATTGTAAAGATCAGCAAAAGCTTCATCGGAACCTATTAAATCAGCAAAAGCTGATTCTGAACTAGAAGTATCTACACTAGGAGAACCGCCTCCTGAATAAATATCTTGGTCGTCGCCTTCTCCAAAAATAAAATCTCCTACACTAGATGTATAAGGATTGCTTCCTAATAAACTTTGTAAACCTTGTATAATCAATGACATAACATTACCTATATTATCGTTTTTTCTATTCGTTGTCTTGTTTGTTAGAAGCCCCAAAGTAAAAAGATATGATAGCACTCGCTAAACCACCTAAGTAGCCTAGTACAAGGTTTATCAATGCTTCTGAGTTTTGCTCTGGAGGCTGTAAAGTTACTAGAAATATATAGCCCATAAACCCTCCTACAACAAAGATGCCTATGATTCTAGCTGTCCAATCTTTACTAAATTTTCCTCTAGCATCTTGTACATCAGCTGTTTCCAATGCAAATAGATCTATATCTAGCTTTTTCATCTGCACTTCAAAATCAGCCTCTACTTTCTTTAACTGCGCTAGTTGCTCAGGACTAGCTGTCTCCATAGCTTTTTGTATCTTTTTTGGCTCAGGATCGCATCCTAATACTTCAGAAATCATATTCGCAGCCATACCACCCATAGGCCCACCTAATGCGGTTCCTATTGTTGGAGCTACTGTACCTACTAACGTTTTTAATATACCTAATTTCATTAACACTTCCACCTTCTGCGCGCTTGCCTAATTCTTGAATTAGGATCGTTTCTAGTTTTAGCAGAGCTCTTTTTAAGCTGGCCCGCAGATCTTGCGCAATAAGATTTACGTCGTTTGGCTGCCTTACTACCTTTCTTTACCTTACCTGTTACCGCAGTTTTTAACTTTGATCCAGGGTTAGCTTTCCTATAGGCTTTTACACCTTTTTTAGTCATACCCGCGCCTTTCTTGGTAGGACGGTAGTTACCGCCTTTACCAGTAGTTTTGCGTATTGGCTTAGCCTTTTTTCTTGCCACGTTTTTTCTTTAATTTCTTAAAGTCCGCACCTGTAATCTTATTACGAGGCTTAGCAACTCCAGCTAGTTTCTTTTGTTTTGGAGATAACTTCTTAGCCATTATTTTTTCTTTTTCTTTTTAGGAAATCCAGCCTGCATATTCTTATATGCTTTTTTGCTTATAGTAGATTTCTTTTTAGTTCTACTTGTACCAGCTTTCTTCCTAGCGTTTATATTTGCGTATAGCCCTCTTTTTGCTGCCATTATGGTCTCCTTAATGATTTTTTATAGTTTGACACAGTTTGTGTTTTTTTCTTAGTTTTTTTAGCCATTCAACATCTTCTCCCTAAGCCTTACAGCTCGGTCTCCGACCTGAGTTGCCCACTTACTGTCCATCATTTCGTCAGCAGCGGTTTCCCAATCTTCATCTTTTGCTGCGGCTAAAAACTTTTTAAATTTGCTCAGTCTAGGATAACCTAGATTAAAACACATGTTAGCTAGTACGCGTTGTCTTGTATCGTTAAGACCGCGCCACCATTGCATGTTTTTATCTAATTCTTTGCATACGATGTCTACGTCTGCATTCAAACAGTCTTTAACTCTTTCTTCTGATACAGGCGTTCCTAACGGTTGTCCGTGTTCTTCGTCTCTTTCTGTGATTAAGTGGCCTACACCAAATGTAGCATATCCAAGATGATCATTATAAATCTCATGAATAACACCTTCATCTAACATAAGCTCTTCTAATAATCTAACTCTGTCCATCATATCGTTATTGTTGTAGCTCCACCCGTTGAGACTGTTATTTTGCCTAAAGAAGCAACGCCTTCTACTCCGAACTGTTCTCCCTCGTATAGTGTTATCCATTGTTCACCATTCCATAGTTGTAGTTCTTGTGCAGTTAAGTTCCATATAATGTCACCTTGTTGAAATTTGTTTTCGTTACGCTGTGTTTCATTGACCGAAAGAGTAGAGTCTATATCTACTTTATTAAGACTAAGCTCTAATACCCTGACCAATCTATTAAATGTTTCAGGAGATATTTCGCCTATAGCTATTGGCAATCTAGTTTCTAAAATCTTAGCCATTATCTTCTACCATTTACTTTAAGGTCCATACGAGTATCCCCAACTCTAAAACCAACACCTAGCCTTGCTCCTAAACTATTATCATCATCGGACTCTATTCTTAGTGCTGCTTGTCTAGCCCTAAGTCTAGTATCTATTTTTGTAGTAGTTGCGGTGCAGGTGTTCGTTGAATCTGTAGCTAAACTTTCTCCTGGATAGTTTCTTTGTTTCAATACAAAGTTAATTGTCTGGCCTGAGCCTCCGTTGCCTGTAAATTTAACATCAGGAATAATCCTGCTAATCGATTGAAACTGCTCTCCGTTTCCTAATGCAAAGTCACTGGACTCTATAAACACATTGTCCATTGGAGAACCATCATCATCGTTGCCTGTTTCATGGTTGTATAAATAACCTACGTCGCTTGTAGTGTAAGTAGCCATAGGATTGTTAAAGATACCTTCATCTAACCATGCGCTTCTTGTAAGTTGGCCTATACTCCAGACACTATCTTCATAATTAAATACAACGTACCTATCAATAGTTCCAGAAGAAGCTGAACAATAAAACCATCCTACTTCATCAAATTCTTTGTTTACAAAAGCAAACGTTTGAAAAGCTTGTCCTTCGTTAAAGTCGCTAAAAACATAATTTTGAACTGTACATGGAATGTCTTGAACAGCTCCTGTATAGGTATAAAACCCTTTTTTGTCCATCCAAAATATACCTTTAGGTGTATTAACCGCTCCGTTTGGAGAAATTAAACCTACACCTTCATTAACTAAATTTATGCCAAAAGTAAAAGGCTGACCGATAAAAGACATTGAATACAAAGCGGTATCTGTCCAAATCAAAGTTTCTTGTCTTGCTCTAATAGCTCCAATAATTTGAGACCCTGCAGATAATCTAAAAGATCCTGCGGTATTGGTAGCTAGAGGTTCCCAAACGGCTGCGTTTTCTTGGTCGCTCCAAGCAACCAACATAGGATCTAAAGATCCTGATCGCGAGCT